ACCATGCTAGAGAACGCGTTGCCAAGTAACATACGCTTCTACTGTGACAATGGCAGACAGTACATTGGTACAGGGCATGACTTCGGTGGCGAACATATTGATTACTTTCTACCCAAGGGTGACTACTTCCTTGAGTTCGAGCGAGAAGTAGACACATATCTTTGGCGTATATGTAGTGACACGTATCAGTATGTGCATCCCAAGAAGCGTGTGAATAAGAAGCGTAAAGCAGAGATCAAACCATACAGTGATAAACTCTTGGAGTATGTGGTTAGTATGTACAATATCCTACCAAGCACCGATGATGATTACTTCAACAAGACGAGTGAAGAACTTAAGGAACATTGTGGTTATTGGTTAAATCGATACACCTATCATAACCATGATCTTTCTGATGTTATATGTGATCCAAAGTGGCACAGGCATGTAACAAGTTTGTTTCAATGTGAGATGTATCATTTCTTACGTAACCGCCAACCTTGGGGTGAACGTGACAGTATTGAGAACAAGTTAGGAGGTGATGTGGACTTGCCGACGCTACGGGCGAGGTACAACAGCTTCATCAATCAATACTGTCAACTCATATCTACAATAGCAGGGTCAGCTAAAATTATAAAAAGGGAGAAAACAAAATGAGTTATAAAGCAAAACGTGTAAGTGATATTGACGATAATCTAACAGGTGAGCAGAATGATGGAGTAAAGAACTTCACGCACCGACTGAGCAAACAGATGCGTGGTATAGATTTTCATTATAGAAACGAAAATTCATCTTGGGTATTCATGGAGGGGCAACCCTACTGCATGGGATGGGTTGCCTTTGGCGACTTTCGCGATAGTGGCAAAGGTATTGAGAACTATGTCGTGTACTCTCATACTATACGGAATATGAAGTATAGTAGTGGTCACAGCGATCAACATTATATGGCGATGGCTTTACACTTAAAGAATGGTGTGAAGAACGCGAAGCGGTATCTTAAAAACTTTACTATGTTTGACATAGCCAATGAAACCTTGGGTCTTGTGAGACGGAAGTTTAACTCAGCGCGTCAAGAGGTACGGCGAGATGCAGATGAGATAAAGGGTAAGTTGTTTACGAGTAACGCTATGTATCGTGAGATGGAACATCTATCTAATACTGGTTACGCGTTCTTAGACCCCGCGTTCGGGCAACAAGTTAAAGACTATGTAACATCTCAACAGGAGAAGAAAGTATCCGATGCTAAAAACCTACACCTACACCTTATAAAAGTATATGAGAAACTAGGTGAACAACACTTCGACGTGGTGCGGATTAACGATGCAGATGACAGGTTCATACTTAGCCATAAAGATTTTCCAATAGAGTCTATAAAAACCTACGTTGATGAAACGCTCCCTGGTGAGCTGGCAGGTAAGCTATCAGTTGTAAACATCTTAACACAAGATCAGTATGTTGAAGATGTGGGCTACGCATTGGGTGATGGTATGTACTATGTCGCAACTTGATATTCCCCTTAACACGTTATATGTTGTGAGCGTACATCCTAATAAGGATCACATCAAGTTACAATGTATTGGTATGAATTGTGTTGACAACACATTGAAAGATAGCTATGACCATTGGGATGCACTACCTGATTTTATCAAAGGCAAAGTAGCTGTGCTAATGTTGGTAGGCTATGATAGGGAGGTCAAGGGTGTTGGCATTAAACGAATGAATCGTACTGGCGTTGAAAGTTATTATGTGTACGATAAGCTTAGTAAAGGTACTTGGGCTAATGCGTGGATAAGACGCTAGCCAGTGGCTAACATTAAACATAGGGAGGCGTTCGCGTCTCTCTATTTGAAACCAGTTTTTTTTAGGAGGACTAACATGGCGATGACACCCGAAGCAAAAGTTAAGAAGACAGTCGTTAAACACCTTAAGGCTATAGGAGCATACTATTTCTATCCAGTTACAGGTGGCTACGGTGGTAGCGGCGTGCCTGATATAGTCGGGTGCTTTGAGGGGAGGTTCTTTGGCTTCGAATGTAAAGCAGGTAAGAACACACCTACACCACTACAGGAAAAGAACTTAAGAGATATAGACGCACAACGTGGAATAGCTATAGTTGTTAACGAAGACAACATGAACGAGGTCGAGGCTATACTCAGAGGGTATTGGTATAAGAAGACATTCCGATGGAATAGAGATCCAAAACAATTAGAGTTTGATTTTGAGATTACTAAGCGGTGAGAGGTAATGGACATGATGGGGGCTTTTAATTTTGTGCCCTTGATATCCGCCGCAACAAGAGCCGTCCTCCGAAGTTTTATTTACGGTGATCTTGTCGGGTAAGGCACGATACGTTTAGCCCTCTCATTGGTAGTGGGAGGCACATGAGGAGATGTTATGCAATGTAAGTGGTGTCTGTGTGACACAGTAGAAAAACTAGGTGAATGGAGACGCGTTGGGCTTAAGGTTAAAAGTTATTATCATTGCCGTACGTGTAATACTAAATGGAATACTCAAAATGGTATAAGTAGGAGCAGTGGTTTCAAGGGGCGGTCTTTACCTTTAGCAGGTAATACTTTTCCTATCGGCTACTACCCTTGGGATACAGAGACATGGGAATTTGATATAAATGAGGAGGAGCAATGAAACTAACCCCTGCACAAGAAGAGGAACTCAAGTTCTTACGCAAACAGGTGGACAACTGCCAAGTAACCGCTATGTCAGACACAACGTACATTGAAGCAAGGAGGGAACTAAAAGAATTTGTAGACCGTTTAAGGCAAGAAGGTTATAATATTTAGGGAGAGAGAAATGAAACGACCAGTAGAAGAGAAGGTATTTGCATACCTATTAAACAACCCACTAGCTACAGCAGAAGAGATTACCAAGGCGGTAGGTTGTTCGTACAGTTACGCTAGCAAGACATTGAAGCGTGTGGGTACACCAAAAGAAGTTTTCGTGAAAGAGAAGTTTAAGAAGGAAGCTAACCGTAGTGTCTTACTTGATGAAGCATCGCGCCTTACATCAGGCGAGCGGAACAAAGACTATGGAGATCCTGTAGAGAACATGACACACATAGCGAGTATATTTAATGCTATGACAGGTCACGATATAAAACCATCAGAAGTACCTATGTTTCACATTGCTACGAAGTTAGCGCGTAGAAGAACAAGTCCACTCAAGAGAGATCACTATGTAGATATCATGGCTTACGTTGGTATTGCTTATGAGTGTGAGGTTGAAGAGAAGTAATGGATTTAATTACATTAGATTTCGAGACCTTCTATGACAAGGAAACATCTTTACGTAAGATGACAACAGAAGAATACATACGTGACCCCAACTTTGAAGTGATTGGGGTTGGCGTCAAAGTCAACAATAGAGAAACGGAGTGGGCGAGTGGAACACATGAACAACTCAAAAGTTACTTACACACCTTTGATTGGGCGGAGTCTATGGTACTGTGCCATAATACTATGTTCGATGGTGCTATTCTTAATTGGCATTACGATATTTATCCTCGCGTGTATACCGATACTTTGTGTATCTCCCGCGCTCTTCACGGGGTGGAAACTTCTAGTAGTCTCAAAGCGTTGGCTGAAAAGTATCAGATCGGAGCTAAAGGAGACGAGATACTCAACACCCTCGGCAAGAAAAGAAAAGATTTCTCAGAAGAAGAACTAGGTAAGTTTGGTGATTACTGCATTAACGATGTAGATCTGACATACAAACTCTTTTCAATTATGGTCAGAGGGTTCCCCAAGGGTGAACTTAAGCTGATAGATCGTACACTACGTATGTTTATTGAGCCTATCTTAGACCTCGATCTGAATCTACTAGAACAACATCTTATGGAAACACGTTCTCGTAAGGATGACTTACTACGCAGCGCTAAAGTTGTTAAGGCTGACTTGATGTCGAACCCCAAGTTTGCTGAACTACTTGAGGGGCTAGGTGTAAAGCCACCCATGAAGATTAGTCCGACCACTGGCAAGGAGACGTTTGCCTTTGCAAAGTCAGATGATGGGCTTAAAGCTTTGCAAGAACATGAGAACGAGGAGGTACAACTTCTTGTAGCGGCAAGGCTTGGTAACAAAAGTACATTGGAAGAGACACGGACACAGAGGTTCATTGATATATCTAAGCGTGGGTTGTTGCCTGTACCTGTAAGATACTACGCGGCACACACTGGACGATGGGGTGGAGACGACAAGATTAATCTGCAAAACCTACCCAGTCGTGGACGTGATGGGAAGAAACTCAAGCGTAGCATCATTGCACCAGAGGGATGCTCTCTCATTGACTGCGATTCATCACAGATCGAAGCAAGGGTGTTGGCTTGGCTTGCCGAGCAAGATGACCTGACCCAATCATTCAACGCAGGAGAAGATGTTTACAAGAAGATGGCTTCACGCATCTACGGAGTCCCCGAAGAAGATGTCGATAAAGATCAAAGGTTTGTGGGCAAGACTACAATTCTTGGTGCAGGGTATGGTATGGGCGCGGTGAAGTTTCAAGCACAGCTTAAGACGTTTGGTTTTGACATGGCACTTGACGAAGCACGCCGCGTTATAGAAATCTACCGCGAGGCTAACTGGAACATAAACGAGTTATGGCGTAATGCTCAGAAATTCTTAAAAGACTCCGCCAATGGTGATGACACTCAGTTCGGGTTGGACGGTGTACTCAAGGTGGTTGATGGTACGATACTGTTACCATCAGGGCTGAAGCTAGGGTATGCAGATCTACAGTTTACACAGACAGACAAGGGTGTAGAGTTTGACTACAAAACAAGGCGTGGTCGCACCAGAATATATGGTGGTAAGGTAATCGAGAACGTATGCCAAGCGATAGCACGTTGCATTATTGGTGAACAAATGCTACAAATAGCCAAGAAATATCGTGTTGTACTAACGGTACATGACTCGATTGTATGCTGTGTAAAGGATGATGTATTGGAAGAAGCGCAAGAGTATATTGAGAAATGTATGCGTTGGACACCACACTGGGCAGACGGCCTACCCATTAACTGCGAGAGCGGTACAGGCAAATCATATGGAGATTGTGAGTGAGTATAGCCCCGTGGTCATTTAGTAAGATTAAGGCGTTCGAGCAATGCCCCAAACAATTTTACCATATGAAGATAGCTAAAGATTACACAGAACCACAAACAGATGCTATGCAGTATGGTACTGAAGCTCACCTTGTTGCTGAAGAATACATACGCGATGGGAAGCCAGTGCCTAGTGAGTTCTCCTACATGGAGGGGGCCCTGGGAGCACTTAGTAGAAGACGTGGTAAGAAGTTAACAGAAATGAAGTTCGGTCTTACCAGAGAGTTAGAGCCTTGTGGCTTTAGAGATAAGAATGTTTGGTGGCGTGGTATCGCTGACCTTGTTATCATTGACGATGGGAAAGCATGGGTGGTGGACTACAAGACAAGTAAGTCATCGGCATATGCAGATAAGGGGCAGTTAGAGCTTATGGCACTAGCCACGTTCAAGCACTTCCCCGAAATAAAACAGGTGAACGCCGCATTACTGTTTGTTAAAATAAATAATATCGTTAAAGATAAGTACACCGAAGATATGATTCCTTCTCTATGGGAGAAGTGGATGTCTAACTACAAGCGTATGGAGACAGCATACGAGAACGATATTTGGAACGCGCATCCTAGTGGGTTATGTAAACGCCACTGTGCAGTAATTGAATGTATTCATAATGGGAGTAACTGATGCCATATACTAAATCACCCAGACCCTACAAGAAAGAATATAAGAAACAGAAAGAGCGTGGGGAACATCCAGATAGGATGGAACGACAACGCGCCAGACGTGCTTACGACAAGAAAAAAATAAACCGCAAAGGTAAAGATGTAAGCCACAATAAGATGTTATCAAAAGGGGGCAGTAACAAAGACGGTACTAAACTGGAAAGCCCTTCAAAGAACCGCGCAAGAAACGGTCAGAAGAAAAAGAAAAAATAAAATATACTGGAGAGTATTTTGAAGATTATTGACAACAAAGCTTTGTTGCTTAGGGTACGTGACCCTAATAGAGTTACAGCCTTAATACCAAAGAGCCAACAGCTACCTGACAACAAGGTATTAGTTAACTGGGGGCTTGCCGAAGCATCGAGCCTTAAAACACTAAACATAAAAGCACCATCGCCCATAGAGGGTAGGTACAAGTGGACAGGCAAACACAAACCCTTTGACCATCAGAAGACAACAGCAGGGTTCTTGACAATGAACAAGAGAGCCTTTTGTTTCAATGAACAGGGTACTGGCAAGACAGCTAGTGCAATATGGGCGTCAGATTATTTGTTACAACAGAAAATAATAACGCGGGTGTTGGTTATCTGCCCGCTGTCAATCATGGATAGCGCATGGCGTGATGACTTGTTTACCTTTGCCACACATAGAACTGTATCTGTAGCGTATGGTGCGTCACCTAAACGCAAGAAGATTATTGGAGAAGGCTCTGAGTATGTAATCATTAACTACGACGGTGTTGCTATTGTATCTGACGAGATAAAAAAAGGAGGCTTTGATCTAATCATTGTTGACGAAGCCACACACTACAAGAA